CCGCTTTTCGACCGGGCGGCTGTCGGCAAGCGATCTGATCCGCATCATCGGCGCGGGCCTGCGCGGCGGGGGCAATGAAATGTCTGACGATGATGTGCGGGCACTGAAAAGCGAGGATGGCGCGGCGGGTTTTGCGACCGTTGCGGCGCAATTGCTGACCGTGACTTTTGGCGGGAAGGCGGGCGGCGAGCGGCAGCCAGAAACCCAGACACCGCGCCCCTGACAGCCGCAGCAGGTTTACCTGCCGCCTTTCCCTGGCCTGCCGTGATGACGGCGGGCCTTGGCCTGCTGCGGCTTTCTCCGGCGGCATTCTGGGCGATGACGCCGCGCGAACTGAACCGGGCGCTGGCGTCGATCTTTCCCGCGTCTTCCGGCGCGCCAGACCGCGCGTCTTTTGCCGGGCTGATGGCCCGATTTCCTGACCAGAATATCGGCACGAAGCTCTAATGGAGGTGCCTCATGGATGAAGAAGTGACGGTTTCGATACAGGCCGACACGACGCCGTTTGCCAATGCGCTGCGCGAGCTTGGCGGCCTGTCGCAATCATTTGGCTCGCAGCTGACCGGCGCGCTGAAATCTGCGGTGGTGAGCGGAAAATCGCTCGACGATGTGCTGCGCAAGGTGGCGCTCAATTTGGCAGGCATGGCGCTGAACCAGGGGCTGGCTCCCCTGCAGGGGCTTGTCGGCTCGATGATGAGTGGGCTGGCGGGCGCGCTGCCCTTTGCCAAGGGTGGCGTGCCGGGCCGTGTGACGCCCTTTGCGGCGGGCGGTGTTGTGGCGCAACCGACCTATTTCAATGCCGGCGGGGCGCTTGGCCTGATGGGCGAGGCGGGTGCTGAAGCGATCATGCCGCTGCAACGCACCGCTGACGGACGGCTGGGTGTGGCGGCATCTGGCGGCGGCGGCGCGGGTGCAAGCATCGTCATCAATGTCTCGACGCCCGACGCGGCGTCGTTCCGCAAATCCGAAGCGCAGATCGCCGGCATGCTGGCACGGGTGGCGGCGCGCGGATCGCGCAATCTCTGACACTGGAGGCGGCTCATGCCAAACGCGTTTCACGACGTGATCTTTCCGCTCGCCATTTCGTTTGGCGCAACCGGCGGGCCGGAACGGCGCAACGAGATCGTGACCCTGATGTCTGGCCGCGAAAAGCGCAATGCGCGCTTTGCCCGTTCGCAGCGTCGTTTCGATGTCGGCACGGGCCTGCGCTCGACGGACGATCTGTATGAGGTTCAGGCATTTTTCGAGGCGCGGCGCGGTTCACTGTTCGGGTTCCGGTTCCGCGACCCGTTCGACATGCGCTCGGGCAGGCCGGGCGACGCGCCCGCAGCAACCGATCAACTGATCGGAACCGGCGACGGGACGAGAATCGTTTTCCAGCTGACCAAGACATATGGCGCGGGCGTTGATGCCTATCGGCGGCCGATCACACGGCCGGTGGCGGGCAGCGTTGTGATCGCGGTGGATGGCGATGTGGTGGAGGAAGCCGCGTTCAGTGTCGACGCCGCGACCGGGCAGGTGACGTTTGTGACCGCGCCAGCGTCGGGTGTCGAATTGCGCGCGGGTTTCGAGTTTCACGTGCCGGTGCGCTTCGACACCGACCGCATTGAAGCCAGCCTTGCGACGTTCAGGGCGGGCGCGATCCCGATAATCCCGCTGGTGGAGATACTGGAATGAGCGAGCTTTCGCCCGCGCTGCAGGCGCATCTGGATGGTGCGGCGACGACCATCTGCCATTGCTGGCTTGTCGTGCGCCGCGACGGCGTCGTGCTTGGTTTCACCGATCACGACCGGCCGTTGATGGTGGGTGGTGTGCTGCACGAGCCGCAAACCGGCTTTACCGCCAGCGAGGCGCGCGACACGATCGGGCTGGGGGCGGACGCGACCGATGTCGAGGGCGCGCTGTCGTCCGACCAGATCAGCGAGGCAGACATTGCCGCCGGGCGCTATGACGGCGCGGCGGTGGAAACCTGGCTGGTGAACTGGAGCGACCCGTCGCAGGCGGCGTTGATAAGGCGCTCCACATTCGGGGCGATCACGCGTGCCGATGGCCGCTTCAAGGTCGAGCTGGAGGGGCTGGCAGCAGCACTCGACCGGCCGATGGGGCGCGTGTTCAGCAAGATGTGTGACGCGGAGCTGGGCGATGCGCGCTGCGGGTTTGATATCGGTCAGGCTGGCTTTCATGGTGCGGGTGCGGTGACCGGAACGCGCGGGCGCAATGTGATTGCCGCCAGCGGGCTGGGTGCATTTGCCAATGGCTGGTTCGACAATGGCCTGCTGACCTGGACCAGCGGTACGGCCGAAGGGACCGTGCAGCGGATCATGTCGCACCGGGCAGGCGTTGCGGGCGACGTTGAACTGGGCATTCAGGGTGAGCTGCCCGAAAACGCCTATGGCCTGACATTCACGCTGGTGGCTGGGTGCGACAGGCGTTTTACCACCTGCAAGGCGAAATTCGCCAACAGCCTGAATTTTCGCGGTTTCCCGCATATGCCCGGCAATGACGCGGCCTACGCCTATGTGCGCGATGGCGACATTTTTGACGGCGGTGCGCTGGTTCCATGACGGACGAGAGCGGGATTTTGACAGGCGTACGCGTGGTGACGGCGGCGCTGGGCTGGCTTGGCACGCCCTATCGCCACCAGGGCTGCACAAAGGGCGTGGGCTGCGACTGCCTTGGGCTGGTGCGCGGCGTGTGGCGCGAGGTCTATGGTGTGGAAGCTGCGCATCCCGGCCCCTATTCGGCCGACTGGGCAGAGACCGCGAGCGGCGACCCGATGCTGGAGGCCGCGCGCCGACGTTGCCAGAAACGGGCGGGGCTGGAACCGGATGCGGGTGATCTGCTGCTGTTCCGGCTGCGGCCGTATCTGCCGGCCAAGCATTGCGCGATTGCGCTCGATGCAGGTCGCTTCATCCATGCCTATCAGGGCCACGCGGTAATGGTGTCGCCGATGAGCCACCATTGGCGCAGGCGGCTCTGCGGCGTCTTTTCATTCCCGGAAATCTCGTAATGGCGACACTGGTTCTTCAGGCGGCAGGTGCTGCGCTCGGCGGCATTCTTGGCCCAGTTGGCGCGGCGATTGGCGGTGCGGCCGGTTCCATGGCCGGCTATCTGCTCGACCGCGCGCTGATCAACAGCACGCTGCATCACAAGGGGCCGCGCCTGAAGGCGATGCAGCCCTTCACCGCCGAAGAAGGGGCGGCGATCCCGCGCGTCTATGGCACGATGCGCATCGGCGGCACCGTGATCTGGGCGACCCGGTTCGAGGAGCGCAGCACGTCGCGCCGAAGCGGCGTGAAGGGCGGGCCGAAGACGACGACCTTCAGCTATTTCGCAAATATGGCGCTGGCGCTGTGCGAAGGGCCGATTGCGGGCGTGCGGCGCATCTGGGTCGATGGCAAGGAGATCGACCGGACGCGGGTGGAGATCCGCATTTTTGATGGCTACGAGGGCCAGCTTCCCGACGATTTGATTGTGGCCAAGCAGGGCGCTGGCAATGTGCCGGCCTACCGCGGGGTCGGCTATGCGGTGATCGACCATCTGCCGATCGAGGAATATGGCAACCGCCTGCCGCAATTGCAGTTTGAAGTGCTGAAGCCGGTCGGCGATTTCGGCGCGCGCGTCAAGGCGGTGACGCTGATACCCGGTGCGACAGAACAGGGGCTGGCGACGTCGCTGGTGACGCGCGGTGGCGGGCGCGGCGTGACCGACATCATCAATCGTCATGTCCTGCATGGACCGACCGATCTGGATGCGTCGCTCGACGAACTGGCGATGCTGTGCCCGAATCTGGAAAGCGTGGCGCTGGTGGTTGCGTGGTTCGGTGATGATCTGCGCGCCGGGCAATGTTCGGTTCGGCCTGCGGTGATGGACAATTTGGCGTCGGGCCAAGCGTCTGCCGGGTGGATGGTTTCGGGCGTCGATGCCGCATCGGCGCGGCAGGTGAGCCGCCATCTTGGCGCCCCGGCCTATGGCGGAACGCCGTCGGATGCATCGGTGATCGAGGCGATTGCAGCGATCAAGGCGCGCGGCTGGAAAGTGACGGTCTATCCGTTCGTGATGATGGATGTGCCGCATGGCAATGACTTGCCCGACCCCTATGGCGCGGCCGAACAGGCCGCCTATCCGTGGCGCGGGAAGATCACCTGCGATCCGGCACCGATGGGGGCCGGAACGGCTGACGTGACGGCCGCCGCGCGTGCGCAGGTTGACGCGTTCTGCGGTGTGGCTACACCCGTGCAATTCCTTGCCTCGGGAAATGGTGTCGCATTTTCGGGTGACCCCGACGACTGGGGCTATCGCCGTATGGTGCTGCATTATGCGCGGCTGGCGCAGGCGGCAGGTGGCGTTGATGCGTTTCTTGTCGGCTCGGAATTGCGTGGACTGACGACGCTGCGCGACGACAACAATGCGTTTCCCTTTGTCGAGCAGCTGACGGTATTGGCCGCAGATGTGCGCGCCATGCTCGGGCCTGCGACGAAGCTGACTTACGGGGCGGACTGGTCGGAATATTTTGGCCATCACCCGCAGGACGGCAGCGGCGATGTGTTCTTTCACCTCGATCCGCTATGGGCCTCGCCTGCAATCGATGCGGTTGGCATCGACTGTTACATGCCGTTGTCGGATTGGCGCGACGAGGATTTTGACGGCGGCAATCCGGATGGCTTTCGCTCGCCCTATGACAAGGCCGCGCTGCGGGCCGGCATTCATTCGGGCGAAGGCTTTGACTGGTTTTATGCGAGCGCGGCGGATCGCAGCGCGCGGCTGCGGACCCCGATCACCGATGGCACGGCGCAAAAACCCTGGGTCTTTCGCTACAAGGATCTGCAAGCCTGGTGGGAGAACGCGCATTTCGACCGTGTTGGCGGCGTGGAAGCAAGCAGTCCGACCGCCTGGACGCCCCGGTCAAAACCGATCTGGCTGACGGAACTAGGTTGCGCGGCAGTCGACAAGGGACCGAACCAGCCCAATGTCTTTCCCGATCCGAAGTCGGCGGACAATGCAGTGCCGTATTTTTCTGATGGCGGGCGAAGTGATCTGGCACAGACACGGTTGCTCGAAGCCCATTTCGATCATTGGGGGGATGCGGGCACAAACCCGGTTTCGCCTGCCTATGGCGAGGCGATGGTGGACCTGGAACGCATCTATGTCTGGACCTGGGACGCGCGGCCGTTTCCGGCGTTTCCGCTGAATGGTGATCTGTGGGCCGATGGCGGGAACTGGCGTCACGGCCATTGGCTGAACGGCAGGCTGGGCGGGTTGGAACTGGGTTCACTGGCAAAGGCGATCCTTGCCGACCATGGCATCGATGACGTCGATACTGGGCATGCCGATGGCTGGCTGCACGGATTTGCGATCCTTGAGCCGGGCAGTGCGCGTGATGCGCTGTCTCCGCTGGTCGAATTGTTTGACCTGGCGGTTTTCGAGCGCGCCGGGCAGTTGCGGATCGCGACAGAGGCGGATTCGGGCTCGGCGATCGAAATCGATGATCCGGTCGCAGCTGACGGGGCGGCAGCGGCACTGGAGGCGGTTCGCGAGCCTGACCAGCAATTGCCGACCGAAGTGTCGATCGCATGTCTGGACCCGATGGCTGAATTCCGGCCAGCCGTTGCACGTGCCGTCGATGGCGGATCGGTTGCCCATGTGGCGGCAAGGTTGGACCTGCCCGGCGCAATGGAGACCGGACAGGCCGAGGCGCTCGCCGCCGACTGGCTGAGGCGTGCGCGCGGTGGGCGCGAGACGATCCGATTTGCAGTGGACATGGCCGACCGCAGGCTGCTGCCGGGGTCGGTTGTGACGCTACCGATGCGTGACAACGGCGACTATCTGGTGACGGCGGTTGAAGACGGGCTGGTGCGGCGCGTCGAGGCGCGCCGGATCGTGCGGATTGCGCCGACGCCCGACCGGGCAAACCTGTCGGCTTCAATTGCGGGTTCTGCGGCAGGGCAGGCGGGAAAACCTCTTGTGATG